GCTGTCGTTTGGGTGCATGGTGTTAAATCCTCCGCAGGGTGTGAATGATTGGCCGCGCGATTGTGTAGCCAGTGATACAGCAGGCAATGAGTAGTAGGATCATTCTCAAATCTCCATTCGGTTTGTTTTTCAAGTGCTACGGTTTGCAATCTACGCTTGTTTAATTATTTAATCAAGCCTTTTAATTAATTATTTTGTCTCACAATGTGGAGTTAGTATCCGCTTTTCGAGTAAAAAAAGAGCTTAAAAAAAAGCCTTTATAATCAAGGCTTACCGGTTTCATCCGGTTTTAGTTGACTAATCTAGTCGGGTATATCCGGTTTTATCCGGTTTTTTCGGTATCAATAAAATCAACGGGTTAGCAGAACAAAACCGGATAAAACCGGATAAAACCGGATGAAAATCGGACCAGGCCTATTTCATCCGGTTTTTTCCGCAATCCTATATTGCGGAAAAACCGGATAAAGGCGGATGAACAAATTAAGTCCTGCTGGCGGATGTGTAAATATCTTTTTGGCCGGCGGCGCTTTTGTGGCGCTTCCTGGACGTTAGGTTGCGGCATGGTATTCTTATGACATGGCGGAATCACTCGCACCGATCAATGAGCGGATAGCGGCAGCGTGGCCGGATATACTGCAGTCCATAGCGGACGGCAACCGCGTTGACCTCACATGCCAGCGTTTGGGTTTCGAACGCAATCAGCTCTGGCGTTTTTGGTCCCGGCATCCCCAAAGGCGCACGGAGTGGTATGACGCGCATAAAGATTCGGCGGACGCAATCATAGATAAAGCAATCCAAGCGGCGGAATGCGCCGATGGTGACGCTAAAGCCGCGCGCGTCAAAGTGTCCATGTATCAATGGCTGGCTGAAAAACGGGATCCAGACCGATTCGGTCAACGTACGCGCGCCGACATAAACGTAAAAACCGTTGACTTGACGGCCGTCATAAACGACGCCAATGCGCGCCTGGCGGCATCCAAGCAAGGTCGGATCATTGACGCAACCACTAGTAATAGTGGGCTGTCGAGCCTCCGCGCGCATGCTGTAGAGGCGATCACAGCCGAAATTGTGCGCGCTGCTGATTTGTATTGACGCGCTGCTCCAGGCATGTTTAGGCGGATTCTGGAATCAGCGCCTAACGCAAGTGCTTGATTCTAAACGATGTGCATTGCACCATTCGTATAAGATCCATTATGTCAAATTGTGGGCTAAAGCTCGCAACCCATTGATTATTCAGGTATATTAGCAATCTCTTATGCATTATCGCCTGGATTTTTGCGAGGCGGGGGTGCACGGGGGGTAGGGGGCGGGAATTGGCCGCGCGCCGTGGTGTGGGTGTAGTGCAAGCCGACTGCGTGCCAAAAATTATAAAAAATAAAATTTAATAATTACCCTGCGGCCATCCGTCCGAATCCGCCAAGTCTATAGACTGGCGGAGAGAGGATGGTAGACTATCCACATGCGAGGCACTGTCCAGCACGAATCCGAAATCATGGCCCAGGTGCTGTCGCTGCGGGACGATCCGTATGCCTTCGTGCATTACGCCTATCCGTGGCGGCGCCCTGGCACATCCTTTGAACACTACTCCGCTCCGCGCAAGTGGCAGCTGGACGACTTCATGCGCCTGACCGAACACATTCAGGAGCAAGTGTTCCGGCATGAGAACAACCTGCCGCTGAAGATGTGGCGGGAAGCCCGCAGTTCCGGCCGCGGCCCTGGCAAGTCAGCCAAGTTTGGCATGGCCGCCCACTGGCACATGAGCACCCACATCGGATCCACAACGATAGTGACCGCTAACACGGAAGGGCAGCTGCGGTCCCGCACGTTTCCAGAATTTGCCGTGTGGTTCGGCGCCGCCATCAATGCCCACTGGTTCAGCCTAGAGACGATGCGGATCGTGCCGGAGGGCTGGCTGCTGGACTTGGTGCGGAAGCTGCCGGAGGAAGGCGGCCTTGGTATTGACCCGAAGTACTGGTTCGTGCAAGGACAGACGTGGAGTGAGGACAACCCCAACGCCTTTGCCGGCGTGCATAACCCGTATGGCCTGCTGCTGCAGATGGACGAGGCGGCGGGTATCCCTGGCGAGATATGGAACGTGTCCGAGGGTTTCTTCACCGAGCAGAACCCCTACCGGTTCTGGATGGCCGCCTCACAGATGCGTTCGCGGCAGGGGCGGTTCTTCGAGATATTCAACGACCCGCAGATGGGGTATGGCTGGAACCTTCGCACCCTGTCCACCCGCGGCATGGAGGGCGTGGACCAAGGCATCGTCGAGGATCAGATCAAGCGTTATGGCGAGGATTCCGACTTCGTGCGGGTGGAGATTCTCGGCCTGCCGCCCCGCACATCCGAGGATCAGTTCATTCCGTGGGATGCCGTGCGCGCGGCGCAGCAGAACGCGCTGGTCTACGACAATGGCGAGCCGCTGATACTCGGCGTGGATCCGGCGCCGCGGGGCAAGACAGCGTGGCGGTTCCGGCAGGGCAGGAACGCGCGGGACTGTTGCGGCAGCGCAACAAAGGGGTCGTGGCTGGGGCAGGACAACGTGCAGATCGCAGCGTCGATCGATGCGCTGGACATGCGCTACCAGCCGGACGCCATCTGCATCGACTTCGGCATGGGCACTGGCGTCATCGACATCCTGAAGCGCAACCCCCGTATCCGGCACAAGCTGCATGAGGTCAAGTTCGGGGCGTCGCCGGAGAACAAGGACGGGGAGTTCGCCACCCATGCGGCCGAGCTTTGGGGCCGGGTGCGCGATTGGCTGCCCGGGGCGATGGTCGAGAAGGACGGGGGCGAGAAGGGCACCCTGTCCCACCAGTTGACCGACCGAGGCTGGAAGTGGAGCGGGCGGGAGGAGAACAAGAAGATTCTGGAAACCAAGGAAGACATGCAATCCCGTGGCGTGAAATCCCCGGACGATGCAGATGCGCTGGCCTGCACGTTCGAAGTCAACATCGGGCGGCGGGACCAGCGGAGAGTTCAGGGGCCGCGGCGTGTCGAGGGCACGTCCGACTGGATGACCGAGGCATGATATGATGTGGGCAGGAGAGATCACATGAGCAGCCTGTTCGGAAAACCCAGCGTGCCGGCCCCACAGCCGGTGCCTGTCAACCCGGCGCAAGACCCGGCAGCGGAGAAGCAACGCCTGGACGCGGAGCGTGCGGCGATCGCGGACCAGAAGGCCCGGGGTCGCGCGTCGACCGTGGCCGCTGGCGGCGACCTTGCCGCGGAAGCGCAATACGGCCAGGGGCTGCTGAAGAAGCAGCAACGCTCGGCATCCAGGGAGATGCTGGGTTGAAAAAAGCGAATAAGCGGGTGGCCGAGCGCGTGGCGCGTGAGGTCAAACGGCTCGGACGTGAAAAATTGCCGGAAGGCGTGCAGTCCTTGAACCCGGGGTTCTTCCTGATGCAGCGCATCCGGGCGCAGGGTGCGCCGAAGCAAAAATCCGTTGTGCGGGCGCAACTGAGGGCGCCGCGGTGAGTCTGACTGATGTCTGAACTCACGCAATTCCACATCCAGCGGCTCGCTACGCTTCGTCAAGAGCGCGGCAACTGGGACACCCAATGGGAGGAGGCGGCGTCGCTGATCGTGCCGGCGCACCGCAACTCGTTCCAGGGCCGGGGCATGGACAATGCCTTCGGCGCCGCGGGTCAGAAGAAAACCGAACTGCAGTATGACGCGACCGTCGGCATCGCTGCGCAGCGTTTCGCCAGCGTCATTGAATCGCTGGCCACACCGCAGTCGAACACCTGGCACCGGCTGGTGCCCGCAGACAAGACCCTGAAGCGCAACCGCGCCGTGCGTCTGTTCTTCGATGAACTGAACGATCGACTGTTTAGCCTGCGCTATCGCCCGGCGGCAAACTTTGTCGGCAACAGCCAACAGGTCTACCTGGGGCTGGGCGTCTACGGCAACGGCTGTCTGTTCGTCGACCAGCCCGAGAACGAGAAGGGGCTGCGCTATCGCAACGTCCATCTTGGGGAAATTTATTTTGTCGAGAACCATGCCGGCGTGGTGGACACGTTCTATCGGTCGTTCTACTGGACCGCGCGCCAGATCGCCCAGTTCTTCTCGCGCCCCGGAGACACGGTGCCCGAGCGCGTGACCGAGATGCTGAAAAACCCGACGCAGGCGGAGAAGAAGTTTGAAGTGTTGCACTGCGTCTACCCGCGCAAGGACCGTGACCCGCGGCGCGTGGACCCGAAGGGCATGCCGTTTGCCTCGCTCTACATTTTCAAGGACACGCAGGACTTGATGCGCGAGTCCGGCTACAACAGCTTCCCTCTGCCGCCCGCCCGCTATACGCAAGCCTCCGGCGAGACGTATGGCCGCGGGCCTGCGCAGTGGGTGCTGCCGGCCATCAAGGTGCTGAACGAGGAGAAGAAGACCGTCCTGAAGCAAGGGCAGCGCGTGGTGGACCCCGTGCTGCTTGCCCACGACGATGGAGTCCTGGGCACGTTCAGCCTGCGCTCCGGGCACCTGAACCCCGGCACCATGACCAAGGACGGCAAGCGCCTGGTCGACATACTGCCCACCGGCAACATCGCTGTCGGTGACAAGCTGATGGAGATGGAGCGCGCGGTCATCAACGATGCGTTCCTGATTACGCTGTTCCAGATTCTGATTGATACGCCGCAAATGACGGCGACCGAAGTGCTGGAGCGGGCGCGCGAGAAAGGCATGCTGATTGCGCCGACCGCGGGCCGGCTGCAGGCCGAGTTCCTGGGCCGCCTGATCGAGCGCGAACTGGACCTGATGTTCCAGCAGGGCTTGGTGCCGCCGGTGCCGGCGATTCTGCAGGACAGCGAAGCGGCCGAGTATTTCATCGAGTATGACAGCCCGATGTCCCGCATGCAGCGGGCCGAGAAGGCTGCCGGTTTCATGCGTGCTCTGGATGTGGCCGCAAACTACGCCAAGAACACGATGGATCCGACACCGCTTGACTGGTTCAACTTCGACACCGCAATGCCGGAGATTCTGGACATCCACGGTTCACCGACTTCGTGGACCCGTTCGCTGGAAGAAGTGGAAAAGCTCCGCGCCGGCCGCGCGCAGCAGGCCGAGACGCAGCAGATGATTGACGCCGCGCCCGCCGCCGCGTCCGTGATGAAAACCGTAGGAGGGACTTGACATGACTGCTGTAGCTGATGAAATTCATGGGCGCTCGAAAGCGGCTGCCGCACGGCGCCTGAAAGAGATCGAAGACGAAGAACGCGAAAAATCAAAAGGGAAAGCCTACGGCTTTGAAGGCAAAACTGTAGGCGAAATTGTTGAAGAAAAGAAGAAGCGGGACGCAGAGATCCGGCGCTTAAAAGGTGCTTCGCGGCCGTCAATAGGCGGTAATGATTGAAAACCGTAGGGGGTGCCTGATGGGGCAAGCCGCAGATGAACTGCTGAAGCAGCCGAAGCAACTGCGCGATATTGTCGACGGAAAGCTCCGTCCGCAGACCGAGGAAGAAAAGCGCAAGGAAGAAGAACGCCGCGGGCGTGACCCGAAACTGACCAGCAGCACGGCCCGCGGTTGAACGAGTGGCTTGACAAACTGCGCGTCGCGCTGGGCGACCGGCGCTACGCTTACCAGACGACCTTCAAGGGTCCGCCGGCACAGGCTGTGCTGAAAGACCTGGCGCGTTTCTGTCGCGCGCATGAGTCGACGTTTCACGCGGACCCCAGAGCGCACGCAATGGCCGAGGGGCGCCGGGAAGTATGGCTGCGCATCCAGAGCCACCTGAACCTGACCACTGACGAGCTGTGGGAGTTGTACTCCGGCATGCCGAAAGGAGACTGATGTACCGCGACGGGAAGCAGATTCTGACTTCGCACGTTCACAGTTTCATCCTGAATCACGGCGCCCTTGGGGACGTGATCTGTTCTTTGCCGGCGCTGGTCCACGCCAGGCAGACCGTGAGTGACCTGATGGCCATGAAGGTCTACTGCCCCCCGTGGCAGGTCGATCTGCTGAAGCACCTGCTGGACCCGTACGGCAAGTTCTTCGTTCACCCGATCACCGAGTTCCCGCTGGAGAAAGCAAAGCGGGAAGGCTGGGACGGCGGGCCGAACTCCCTGAATGCGGCGACGCACAACACGCACACCCGCAACCGGGTTCACATGGTCGACTACGCCTTTGCGTTCCTGACCGACAGCCGGCCGGAGAGCATGCTGCAGCGCAGCTACCCGACCAAAGCACCGCTGGGGCCGCGGTATCCGCTGCTGGACGAACCGTATATCGTCTTCCCGGTCGGCGCGACTTCGGACAACAAGCTGTTCAAGGCGCACGTCATGGCGCCGGTCATCGAGTGGGCGGCGGCGCAGGCCTACACGCCGGTTCTGGTCGGCACGAAGACGAGCCACACGCACGCCGAGATGGGCGACAACAAAGTCGAGAAGCTGGTCATTCGTGACGAAGTAGACAAGCTGCCGCCCGAGTTGCTGGCGCAGTGCGCAGACTTGCGCGAGAAGACGACGCTGCTGGAACTGCGCGACCTGCTCGGCCACGCGGAAGCGGTGGTCGGAGTAGACGGCGGCACCCTGCACCTGGCGGGGACGACCGACACCAGTATCATCTACGCGATGGGCGCGACGCTGCCGAAAC